ATGTGGTTCTTCTGGGGCGGCAGTGGGAACAATTAGTATAAGACACCCCAATGATACCCCCCATATTTGATCAAATAGCGCCAGGATATACTGCATCTAGAACCTTGGTTTATACTGTTCCTAAGAATAAACATCTTTATATAAATAATATATCTTTTTCTGCCGGATATTCAACAGCAGGAAAACAAGTGGTTTTTACAACCAAGGCAACATATGATAATATTTTAAAACAACAAACTCCGGGAATGTTTTTTCTTCCGTATTCAGAATATGTATTACAAGATAATACAGTTAATTTTGACTTACAAATTCCTACATATTTTCCAGAAGGAACAGATTTAAAAATAGTTGTCGCCGGAGAAACTAATGCAAAATGTACCGCCGGAATTAGAGGATGGATTAAAACTAGTGTATAAAAACAATTAGATGTTGCATAAAATTGTTGTTTTTTATTTGAATTCGAGAAACAAGTTAATAGAGGTTTAATTTTGGCAAAATTCGTTGCCAATTATTCAACTAGCTTTTAAAAATTTGTACTTTTTAGCTAGGAAGTACGTGGGAAAAATGTAAAAATGATGTACGTAAAAAATTTTGTAGTAAGTATAAAATGTGGAGATAAATTTTTAAGAGATAACGGAGGAGATGTAGAATTACCTTTTAATTCTGAATACTCTTTATTTTTAAAAAATTTAGATTCACGAGATTCTGTTGTTGGAATTAAAATAGACGGTGAAGATGTTTTAGATGATAACAGAATTGTTGTAAGAGGAAATTCTAGTGTTGAATTATTGGGTTTTATGGAAGGAAGTAAGGTTAAAAGAAAGTTTAAATTTATTGAATATGATAGTGCATTGGAAAAAAAGATTGAATATTCTCCCGAATTTTCTTTAATATCTGTAGAAGTTACTTATAGAAAACCAAAACCAACGGTTCAAGAATACGTTTTCAAACCGAGTTGGGAATGGAGATATTATGATTGGAATTGGGTTCACAATCCAAGATGGAATGACCCTAATTATGTAAATCCGATTGTAACTTGTTGTGGTGATAGAATTTACGGGAATAATATAGTGTGGATCGGAGAAACAATATCGTCTAATGGGACATCTAGTTATCGGAATGTAAATGTTCAAGCATATAATTGTTCGTCTTTATCCACAAATGATGTTGGTATAACTGTAAAAGGAGATGAGTGTAATCAGAGTTTTACCTCGACATATATTGATGATTTAGAAGATCAATCTCATGTAATTACATTGAGATTAAAAGGTTTTCATTCTGATAATACCAAAGTTGCCAATGTAGTAACAAATAAAGATAAAATATATTGTTCAGAATGCGGAAAATCAAATTCAATAAAAAATAAATATTGTCCAGATTGTGGAAATTTATTAAAATAGAATAATATTTTGGTTGGGGCTTGGGGTAGATTTTTATTTATTATTATTTATTTTCTACCCCAAGCAAGGATAATTATGCTCCAATAGCTTAGATGGCAGAGCGCCATACTTGTAATATGGTGACGAGGATTCGATTTCTTCTTGGAGCTTTTGGAAGTTTAGACTTCCAAAAATTTTAAAAGAAAGATAAAAATTATCTAGGAGATAACTTTGAAAGAAGAAATTTTTCAGGATTGTTTAAAATATTATAAAGAAAGCGATGGTCATACTAAATTTTGGCCTGATTTATGTGAAAAATGGGGGTATCCACCGGGAGATAAGTTGAGAGATGATTTCAAGAGAGAGAGGAGACGTAGGGGCGTTCCGAGTAGGAATGATGTAACATTCGAATCAATACCTAGAATAAACAAATCACCAAAAATTTTAGTGTTTGATATTGAGAATTCTTATATTGAAGTAGCTTCTTGGGGAATTAACAAACAGTATATTAATCGTGGACAAATTCTTAACGATTGGTTCATGTTATCTTATGCCGCAAAATGGTTATATGATGAGAAAATTTATTCTGGAGTTTTGACCTCAAAAGAAGCGATGAAGAAGTCCGATAAAAGAATTTGCGAAGAAATGTATGAACTTTTAAATGATGCCGACATTTGTATTACTTATAATGGGAATGGTTATGATATCCCTAAAATTAATACCAGGTTTATTATAAATGGTATACAGCCCCCCACGCCGTATAAAAGCATAGATGTTTTTCAAACTATTTCAAGACAGTTTGCCTTTACTTCTAAGTCTATGGATTACGTGAATTATAGTTTGGAACTTGAAAGGAAGAAAGAAACAGAAGGAATGAGCTTGTGGATTCGAGCGGTTTCTGGTGAAGAAAATGCTTTAAAAGATATGAATTTATATAATATTCAGGATGTTGTGGCATTACAAGAGCAATATTTAGTTGTAAGACCTTGGATTAAAAATCATCCAAATATTGGATTATGGCACGAGTCTAAAGAACCAATGTGCGGATTTTGTGGAAGTGCTGATATTGAATATGTTAGCAATCTGTATTCTACCCCGGCTGGACTTTACAAGTCTTTCCGTTGTAAAGATTGTCATGCTATAGGAAGAACGCAAGAGCAATATCTTTCTAAAGAAAAAAGAAAAAGTATGGGGAGGAATATTTAGTAGAAATAAGAGGCAAGATAGGTTGGCTTAATTACCCAATTGAAAAGTGACACTCCCACTTCTTGCCTTGAAATTTGGAGTTGGAGAAGAAAATGTCTAAGGTTTATGATTTTGAATATGTAAAAGAATATATAGAGTCTTATAATTATATTGTTATTTCTGATAAAAATGATTATGAGAATGGTTCAAGCAAACTTACTTTTTTAGATAATGACAATTACAAGTATAAATCAAGTTATAATAGTTTTTCTGCAACGATTAAAAATGGAAGACCATTAATCTTTGGTGTATATAACGAATATGCTACATATAACGCGACAATATGGTTGAAAAATAACAATAGAAATTGGTCTGTAATATCTAGAAACTATAATGCTGGTAAAACAGAATATTTTTTATTTCATTGTAACGATTGTGGAAATGATTTTGAAACTATATTTGGGTCTGTTAGAAATATGGATTGCCAATGTCCTTATTGTCAAAGGAAAAGAGTATCAGACATAAATTCTATTGGTTTCAATTTTCCAAATAGTGTAAAATATTTTGATATTGATAAAAATTATCCGAACACAGCGTATACGGTGGCAAAAAGTTCTAACTTAAAATATTGGTGGAAATGTAAAGCATGTGATTATTCTTGGCACGTTTCTCCGAGTGTACTAACTAGGCATGGGAAATTTAATGAATGCCCTATGTGCACTGGAAGGATTGCTTCTGATAAAAATAGACTAATAACATTGTATCCAGATATAGCAAAAGAATGGGATTATGAGAAAAATAAAGAATTTGATATAATGGATTTTAAGTATACGGATATAAAAGATATTTGGTGGTTATGCAATAAATGTGGATATTCTTATAAGGCCAATACATATGATAGAACGCATGGTAAACATGGTTGTGCGGCTTGCGCAGGAAGAGTGGTAACTGATAAAAATAGATTGAACATACTTTTCCCTGAACTTTGTTTGGAATGGGATTATAAAAATAATTATCCAATAAGACCAGAAGATGTTTCTTTCGGATCACATATAAAAAGGCATTGGATTTGTCCAATTTGTCAAAAATCTTATGAATCAAACGCTGGGAATAGGATAAGAGGAAAGGGTTGCCCTTATTGTAATCTTTCAGGAGCCGCTCAAATAATTTATAAATTTCTCAAGAATAAAAATATTTCGTTTGATATTAATCATTCTTTCTCTGATTTGATTTCCCCTTATAAGAAATTATTATTGTATGATTTCGGGATTTTTGATGAAAGTAATAATATAAAATATCTTATAGAGTATGATGATATTCAACATGAAAAATTTATACCTTTTTGGCATAAAACAGAAGAGGAGTTTGAATATAGACATCAGATGGATATTATGAAGAATGAATATGCAAAAAATAATAACATTCCATTGCTTAGAATAAAACCAAATGAAATTAAAAATTTAGATTATACGATTTCTGAATTTCTACTAATAAATTCGTAATTCCCTCTGATACTTTCTAAATCAATAGAAAGGTTTTTGTTTTATACATCATGAAATAATAGGAGGTTTCTTGCACAACTATACTGGAATTCGTGAATTAGTTATTAAAGACGAAGATTTACAAGAGTTTTATGAGGATGGCAAACAATATAATTTTTATGAAAATGAATTTATTAAAGTTTATAATGAAGCTGGAAATGTAATTTATTTAGCAAGGTGGGATGGCAAAAAGGTTGTTCCGATAAAATATAGTAAAATTAATAACGAATATTTTGGCACTATAATCCCAAGAAATGACGAACAAAAATTTTTACTGTCCATGTTGCAAGACGAATCTTTAATTGGCCGGGTATGTCTTTCTCCGTTTGGTTGCGGAAAAAGTTTTATCAGTCTCGCATGGGCTTTGAATGAGGTTACGTCAAAAAGATCCAAATATAATTGTATTAGATACATAAGGAATAATCATATTTTAAGGGATTGTAATGATATAGGATTTTTGCCTAGCGGACAAAATGATAAACTCAAACCTTGGGCAATGGAAATAGCTGATATTCTTGGCGATGAAGATGTTTTGGATTTATATATAGAACAAAAGAAAATCATTCTTGAATTTATGGGGTTTTGCCGAGGCAGAAGTTGGGAGCGATCAATCATTTTTTTAGAAGAGGCGCAAAATGTCACGCCGTATCAGATAGCTGCGCTAATGTCAAGATGTGGACAAGATAGCTGTTTTATTGCTGTTGGAGACATGAGGCAAACCGATAAGGATGTCTTTACAAAAAATTCAGGTATAGAAAAAATGGTAAATAAATTAAAAGGAAATCCAATGTTTGGCTTGGTAACATTGAATAAAAATGAAAGAAGTGAATTTTCTTCTTTAGCAGATTTACTATTAGAATAAACGCCTACCGTGTGGCGTTCTAAATAAGCGGTTTGATTGAATACGCCTAACCTCCGGCGTAATAAATAGGAGGATTAAAATAATAATAAAATAAAAATAAAACAGGGTTGATAATATTAAATATCAACCCTTTTTAATTTTGGAGTGTGTAATGGCAATACGAAGCAAGAGAAAAGAGATAGACGAGCAAAAAGTGTATTGTAGAAAGTGTCAAGAGCATAAAAAAAAATCTGACTTCTTTATTTGTACGGATGAATACTTGGACACCAACGGAGTGATGTCTATCTGTAAAACTTGTTGTAATTTAATATATAACAATATTTATAATGCAGAAAAAAATATATCAAAATCTCTTTTAAGATGTTGCAGAATGTTGAATGTTAGATTTGATGAAGACGCTGTAGAAGCAACAAAAGCTCATCTTAATACTTTGGCACAAAGTGGAAAAGAAACGTCTAATGTATTCGGAATTTATAAAGGCAAAATTTTAAGTTCTGCTAAGAAAAATTTTTCAGATAAAAATTCTACCTTAGATTTGACGTTTTATGAACCTGTAGGATTAAATATCAACCCAGAGGATCCTCTAGAAGATCATGAGAAAAATGCAGAGGAATTAAAGAGATTTTGGGGTGATAATCTTGAATATGACGATTATGCTTGGTTAGAATCTGAACTTGCTGAGTGGAAACAGACTCACTCTGCTGTGACTAAAAGTGAAGTTAGTTTATTAAAAATGATTATATTGAAGTCTTTTGATATTCGAAAAGCAAGAAAAGAAAACAATGTAACAGCAATTAATAAACTCGAAGAAAGTTATCAAAATTTATTAAAAACAAGTGCTCTTAGTCCAGCACAGAGTAATGCCGCCAGCCAAGGAAAACTCGCAGATACATATGGAATGCTTATAAAAATGATTGAAGAGGAAACCCCTGCGGAACATTATAAATATTATGAATTATTTGGCAATTTTTTTAATCTTAAAAAATATTTTAAAGATTATATTAGTAGACCAATTACTAATTTTTTCAATGGACAAAAAAATTATCAAATATCCGAAGACGGAGATGTTTCTTTAGATGATAATACTGAAATTGATATTCCATTAACCAATGTAACTCCAGAAGATAATTCTGAAAGCGAATAATTTATATGGCAAAATCTCGTCCTTATCAGAATGATTACATCAAAGATTCTAAAACAGATGATGTTTTTAGAAAAAGAAAAACAATGGTTTTGGAAAAAGATATTAGTGCAGAAAAAAGAGAAAAAATTATTGAGTGGAATACTTTTTTTAGATTAAATATAGTAATATTTATAATTGATGTGATGAAAATAAAATTATATCCATACCAGATTATTTGGATATATTTAATGTCAATTAGTCCATTATTTGTAGCAATATGTTCTAGAGCATCTGCGAAAAGTTTTGTAGTAGCTGTTTTTGTAACGGCTAGAAGTATATTATATCCTGGATTGATTAGCATTATTGCTGCAACTACGAAACAACAAGCCGGACGAATTATTAAAGATAAAGTACAGTATTTATATGATAATTCAGAAATATGTAAATCAGAAATTGTTAAAATTACAGCTAATGAAAATACATACGAAGTTGTTTTTAGAAACGGTTCAAGAATGAGTGTTGTGGCGGCTAATGAAGGAGCGCTCGGAGCAAGATGTAATGACCTAATTGTAGATGAATTTGCGAAAATGGATAAGAATGTTCTTGATAATATTCTTAAACCATTTCTTATTCCCAGACAGACTCCATTTTCTAAAAAATCAGAATACTCAAATATAGTTGAAGCACCAAGATCATACTATATTTCTAGTGCTTGGTATACTAGTGAATGGTGGTATAAAACAGCCTTATCAGCGGCAAAAGCAATGGCTGATGGACAATCTGTTGGATTTTTCGCTACAGATTTTTTGTCCACCATAAAACATAATTTGAAAACTGTAGAACAAATGGAAGAAGAAAGAGCTAATAATGTTGCTTTCGATATGCAATATGGAAATATTCCTGGAAATTCTAATGAAAATGCATATTATCCAATAGGTTTTTTTAAAAGAACTATAAAAAAGGCATTTTATCCTTTAAGAAAAGAGGAATATGGGTTAAAAAAAAATCCATTTGATATTCCACGAGTTGAAGGCGAGATCAGAATTATGGGAGTAGATATAGCTACGAGGGCTGGATCTCAAAATGATAATAGCGTAACATCTTGTGTTCGTCTCGTGCCAACAAAAAAGGGATATGCTCGATTTTTGGTATATTTAGAGAGTTCTAATGGTGTAAATGGTATAGTTCAAGCAAATCGTATTAAGGAAATATGGCACTGGTTTGGCGCAGATGGCGGAATAGCTATGGATGTTGCACAAGCTGGTGTGGTTTTGTTTGATTCACTATCAACTCCGTATTATCATGAAGAGCTTGGAAAGCAGTTCCCCGCATTTACTATAATGGATATGCCAGAGATAGATCCGAAAGCAAAAGATGATTTTAGACAAAGAACTCTTGGTGTTAACGCTACTCCAATAATTTTTCCGGTGTCTGGAAATCCAACTTTGAACTCTAATATGCATGTTGAATTTAGAAGTTCTTTACAAAAAAAGTTGTGGTCTTTTTTAGTTGATACAGATGATGCTGAAGAATTTTTATTACAAACTCAAAAGGATTTTTTCAATGCTGAAGACAGTTCTATGCAAGCATATCTACTCCACCCTTTTTTACAGACATCGCTATTTATATCGGAAACAGTTAACCTATCTTGGGAAATGCAAAAAACAAATACAATCAAATTAGATGAAGGGTCTGGAAGAAAAGACCGGTACAGTAGTGTTTGTATGGCGAATTATTTGGCATCCATATTAGACAAAACTTTATTAAGAGAAGAAGATAGTTCTGATGATTGGGACACAATCATGGGGTTAACACAATTTTTATAATTTAAATTTGGTAGTATAAACAGAGAGATAGAGCGACGGCTCGAAAATCGTAATCCTGAACGAATTCTCTCTGTTTTTATTATAATCAGGATTATTAAATACCTACAGGAAGGATATAATTTGTGAGAAAATTAACATATGAATATGTAAAAGATTACATAGAAAGTAAGGGATGTAAATTATTAGAATCTAAATATGTTGATGCTAGAACTAAAATGATGTTAATTGGATTGTGTGGACATGAATTTTCTGTCAATTTCGATGCGTTTAAAGGGAAAAAACAATATATTTGTCCAGAGTGTGGAAGAGAAATTTCCTCCAATAAGAGGAAAATATCTTATGAAGAAGTTTTGAAATATATAGAAGATAATGGTTGTACATTGTTGTTTAACAATTATGAAGATTTTGACAGCAATCTGGAAATATTATTTTCTTGTGGTCACCGTGGGAACAAATCTTTTAGAAAATTTAAGAGTAGCAAACCGATTTGCTCCAAGTGCTCTGGAAATGAAAAATATACTTTAGAAAAAATAAAAGAAAAATTACTTAAATATGGTTTTGTACTTGATGATAATCAAGAATATATAAATGCAAATACAAAAATTGATTTTCATGACGGAGAAGGATATAGATATAGTTTTTCTATGCATTGTTTAGATAGTGCTTATAAACGAGAGTTCAAAGTTGGTAGAACATTTGAAAAAAGAAATAAGTACGCATTAGAAAATATGAAATTATGGTTAAAAAAGAATAATAAAAAGTTTTCTTTTACTTGCGAGGAATATAAGGGATCTCATTGTAGTAATATTGTTTTTGAATGTGAGATATGTAATCATAAATGGATTACCGCTTGGTCTAATATATATTCGTCTAACACGGGGTGTCCAAATTGTGGAAGGGAGTCTTCTGCAAATAAAAATTCTGAAAGAAATTTAACCGATATATATAATTTAAAATTTTTATATCCTTTTTTGGTTGATGAATGGGATTATATCAAAAATGAAAAAACACCAGAAAAATATACTCCCAAAAGTAACTTGAAGGTATATTGGATATGTTCAGGGTGTGGTTATAAATGGAGCGCTTCAATATGCTCTAGAACGCGAGGCGTTGGATGTTCAATGTGTGGATTGTCAGGAGGTAGTAAAAGAATTTATTATTTTTTGGATAAAAATAATATTGACTTTGATATAGAATATAAATTTGATGAACTGCTTTCTGATCTCGGAAATCCATTAAGATATGATTTTGCAATATTTAATAATAATAAAAAGGTTGTTTATTTGATAGAATATGATGACTTACAACATGAAAAATTTATTCCATATTTTCATAAAACTATTGAGAATTTTAATCTTGCACAAAAATATGATCAAATGAAAAGTGATTATGCGAAGGACAATAATATTCCGCTACTTAGAATAAAGGCGGAAGATTTCAAAAATATAGAACAAATTCTTATCAAAGAATTAAACCTCTAAGAAAGGAGGTAGATTTTATTGGCACGTAAAAAGGCAAGTGAAGTAGAAAATGTAGATAGTGATATCTTATCTAGCGAAGAAGAAGTTCAATTAGCATTGCGTTTTGCTCAAGCATACTCTCAAAGCCTCGGAATTTATCCCAGCGCTTTTAATCCTCAACTCTTAAATAGCAGAATGCAAGAAATGACGCTTAGAAGTCCTTCTTCCGCTGTAACCAGTGAAAATGCGGTAAGAGCATTAGAAAATCCCAAAAATTCAGAAAAAGAACTCTTGGCGATGTCTGAATACTTTGAAATAACAAGTTCTCCATATCGAAGGCTTCTAAATTATATGGCAGACTTATTGTCTTGGGATTTGACTTATTATTGTAAAGAGTCTAAAAATCCGAAAGAAAAGATTGATTATACATCTAAACATTATAAAGACGATTTAGATATTATAAAGAAATTTTTATTTTGTTTTGACATAAAAAAAGAATTTCCGCAAGTTATGCGACAATTGTATCGAGAGGATACCTTTTTTTCGGTACTTCGTGACGAGGGAGAGGATTCTTATGTGTTGCAACAACTTCCAAGTGATTATAGCTTAATTACTGGTAGATGGGATTATGGATTATTATTTAGTTTTGACTATAGCTTTTTTCTTAGGCAGGGTATAGATTTAGATTTATTTCCGCCTATCTTCAAAGAAACATATAGAAAATTATTTACAAAAAATAATGTTGATTCTTATGATCCTTCCATTAATATAAATTTACGTGGAGATAGTAGCTGGGTATATTTTTGCGATTGTAGCCCCAATGACGGTTTTTGGGCATGGAAATTAAATGGGGAAAAAACTGTACGTACTCCGTATTTTTCTGGTTTATTTCCAGATCTTGCTAATCAAAATTTTATTCGCAATTTACAGAAAAATTCATTTTTAAATCAAGCTATAAAATTGTTGAGTGGGCAAGTTCCCATGTTAAATAAAGAAACAAAGGCAACTGTAAAAGATGCGTATGCTATGTCTCCAGAAGTATTGGGCAAGTTTTTGCAATTGATGAGGTCTGCAATAGCGGAGTCTGTCAATGTTGTTGCTGCTCCTTTGGATGATATACGCGGAATCGAATTTGAAGGGAACAATGATATTCAATCAAGTTGGACTAGGAACACCCTAGGAAGCGCTGGAATTAATGCTAATTTCTTATATTCTGGTGGTGATTATCGCATGAATCAAGTAGAGACTATGATATCATTAGATATAGATACATTGGCAGCCCAAGAAATATATCCTTTTTTCAATAAATTTCTAGAGTATTATATTAACAAGAGAACTAAATATTATAAATTTGGATTTTCTTTAGAGGGGTCTAATATTTATCTAGATAGGCAGAGAAGACTTGATACGCAAATAACATTAATGGGGCAGGGCATCATACTTCCTCAACGTGTTAGTGCCGCAATTGGCATGAATCCCTTCGTATTCCAAGCACAACTTGATGAAGCACGAGCAAACGGCTGGGTTGATAATTTGACTCCGATTATTCCCGCAGCGCAGCAAAGTGGAGCAGAGACTAAGACTGGTAGGCCCTCAAAGTCCGACACAGAACTTGGGGATGCCGGAGCGGAGACAAGGAGTGAGGGCGCAAATATATCAAAATTAAAATCAAACAAATAATAATATCAACTTAATCCAATAAAATCAACCTTTTATCTTATTTTAAGATAAATCGAATAAAATAATCATTAACCCTGACTTAACGAGGCTAATCCCTTGGCTCCGAGTGCAGGGAATTTTTGTATTAAAACAATGGAGGAATAATAAAAATGGCTTATACAACTACTCAAATTAAACATTTAAATAAAATGAATCGTGCGGCTCAAGATGTTCAGTTGGGGACTATGCTAGGTAAATTGATTACAACTGGAAGTTTGACAACGGGAAGTTGGACTGTAACCGCTGCACAAGCATCTGCGTCTGCAATTACAATTCAGACTACTGTAAATCCAATTTCTGGAAAAATTGTTGAAGGATTCCGTTCTGGCAGTCCTCTGACTATGAAAACCACAGTGACAGGAAGCAATTTAAATATTACTAGTGCGTCTCCGACATATTGGGTGATTGCTGCTGCTGATGAGATTAATTATATTGTGTGGTAAAAAAAGAATTAATCTTGTGAAAGGAGGCAATATTGAATTCCTTAATTAATGATGCTGTTAATAAAAAATTAAATGACATAGTTACTTTGTGCTTTACAGGAAATAGAATTTGTGATAGAGCGATGAGCGTTTTAGATGTAAAGTTTGTTATGAATAAAACATCAAGTATTTTACATCAAAAATTAGCCCATTTTTTCCCAAAAATTGCAGATGTGGTTTCAGATTATCAAGGAGCGAGGAATTGTTTAACTACTTATGGCATTACTCCTTTGGACGAGTCTGATTATGATAGTCCTCAAGACTTTTTTGAAAAAATTCTAGAATATATGAGTGAATTGGAATCTTTGTGTTATGAGACACACAATATAGCGACTGATGATTCTGATATAACCACAGTTTCTTTTCTTCAAAAATTTATTAGAATATTGATTCCAATAACTAATCAATGTATATTACTCTCAGACAAGGGTAAATTTTATAATGGTGATTGGATGTTATTTGATCATAATGTAGAAGATTTTATAATTTTAGATGATTTTGAAAATGGTAAATGGAAGAAATAATGTATATAACAAATCCAGAAAAAATTACCAATAAAGTTAAATGTAATGGATTAGTATCTAAATATTTTTTAGAAAGAAATATACCTATATTATCAAGGGAGGGTAATAATTATTATTTTTCAGATTCTGAATTATTCAGAGAAGTATTATCTTTTGCACCATTTTGGGTAAAGATGTTTTTTTGTTAAATAATAAATAAATAAATAGGATATTAAAATGGATAAAAAATTGTTTTATTGTTATTCAAAAAGACTTAAAGGTTTTATCGAATCTAATGGGATACGGTTTGAAACAAAAGGTCTTCACTTTAAGAGTAAAAGACCCTTTTATTTATATATTGTAACCAAAGAATTAGATAGAGTCTTAAAGCGTTGGGATAAGTATAAACAACAATTTGATAAGTTGTAAAATAAAAATTATTGAAATGGGAGATTGAATAAAAATGACAAAGAAATACGAATATGATACTGTATTCAAATATTTTAAAGATAGAGGATATGCATTATTAGATAAAAAATATTTAGGTGTTTATGAAAAATTATCAATTTTAGATGTTGAAGGATATAAATACCATATTTCTTATGGATGTTTTAAATCTGCTGAAAAAAATTGTAAATTTGATAAGTATAATCCAGAAAAATTTTCAAAAAGAAATAAGTACACATATAAAAATATTGAGTTATGGATAAACAAAAATGATAAAAATTTTGAATTATCTGGTGGAAAATACATAAACAACAGAGAAAAAACTCTCATATTTTTTTGTCATGAATGTGAAGAAGATTGGAACACTTGTTGGGATGATATTTATTCAAAAGGTTGTGCTTGCCCCTATTGTGCTGGGAAAAGAACATCTAAGAGCAAAAATTTACTTGTTGACTTTCCAGGCGTGGCAAAGGATTGGGATTACAATAAAAATATTTTCCCGCCGGACAAATACAGCAGAGGATCTAAGAAAAAGGTTTATTGGCTATGTGAAAATGGTCATAGTTGGGAATCGAACATTTCTAATAGGACTTTCCTTGGAGAAGGTTGCCCAATTTGCTCTTTTTCTCACGGAGAAAAGAAAATATATGAAATTTTAATTAATAAAAATATTAGTTTTACCCCGCAAAAAACTTTTAAAAATTGTAGAGGAATGAATTTTGGATTACTTAAATTTGATTTTTGTGTTTATGATGATTGTGGAAACATTCTCTTTCTCATTGAATTTCAAGGAAAACAACATTTTTTTATAGTGGATTATTTCGATGGTGAATATGGATATCTTAAAAGACAAACACATGATTCTTATAAAAAATATTATTGCTACAAATACGGTTTTAGATTACTAATAATTAAATATGACGAAATAAATAACATTGAAAACATTTTAGAGAGAGAATTATCTCCTCTCTTGAAAGGAGGTAATATTGGGTGAAATAAAAAATAAAATTATTAATTTCGATGTGGAATCTAGTGAAATTATTAATGAGAATTCAGATTCGAGATTTTTAATAGCCAAGATTCAAGCATTTGCTTCGTCAAAAAATAGACATGACATGGTATGCTCTGAAGAAGTTTTACAAAAAACTGCTCCAACAATTTATGACGTTCCTATTATTTATAATATTGAGAAATATCGTAATGATTTTGGTAGTCATACGGATCCAGATAAGAGTCTTATTACAGGATTTATTGCTCCAAATTCTGCCAAGTTTGAAAGATTACCTGATGGAAGATTAGCTTTGATGGTTTTTGCAAGAATATCTAAACGATATTCTCCTAAGGTTGTTGAGATATTACGGAGGGACAATGGCAATAAAAAGATATCTGTAGAGATGGAATTAACCGATTCTGCTGTCAGGGATGATGGCTTGACTGAAATGTTGGATTTTACATATCTTGGAGCATGTTTGTTGGGGGAATCGATAACTGAAGCATGTGAAAAATCTCATTTAGAAGTTCTTTCATTTGCAGAAGAAAATAAAAAAGTTATTCAAGAATATGAGAAAGAATTTTCTAATAAATATTATGATATTGATTTTACAATTCCGCAATCTGTTCGTAAAAATGCCCAAAAGTCTTTGGAAGAACATAAAAAGAATGGTGGAAATGCAACCAGCGTGTCTTTGGCTATGGCAAGATTTCTTGCTAAAAATGAAAAAATAACTCCGGAAAAAGTTAGAGCAATGGCTAGATTTTTTAATAGCAAGGTTGAACGCGATGCTTTAACTCTTGGATTTTTTGGTGGAAGCCATGGTTCTAAATGGGTAAAAGAGATTTTTGCAAAATTAGAAGAGGCAGATAAGAAACAATTATCTTATTTTGGAGAAGATGGAGAAGTTATTATGTTTCCTTATGATTCTTTAAAAGATGCTCCTGAGAATATGAAAAAATTAGATGGCATTCCTTTGACGTTAGAACAGGTGAATCAAATAGCTAAAGTTGCAGATGGTATAGGTGTGACTAAAGAAAAAAACGGATATGCCATAGCAAAAGATCAATTCAAGAAAACCCATAAAGTAGAAAATGGTCATTGGGTGAGAAAGGAAAAATCAAATATGTCAGATGAAGAACTTGTAAAAGAAGATTTGGGAAAGGAGGATATGTCTATGAATGATGAAGAAAAAAAATTAGAAGAAGAAAAAGCAAAGATGGCTGCGGAAGAATCTGAAAAAGAAAGAATGGCAGTTGAAGAAGCCGAGAAAACAAAAGTGGCGTCTAACGAAGAAGAAAAGAAAAAAGAAGAGCAAATGGCTACTGATGATGAAACTAAGAAAAAAGAAGAAAACGAAGAAGAAGATGTTCCTGAAAAAGAGAAAAAAGATGAAGATAATGAAAAAAAAGAAAATATGTCTCTTGATGCCAATCTTGATGTTGCCGCGATGTTAGCTATTCTCGAAGATGAAACTGAAGTTTATAAAAAATTAGTTGACGATCATAAATCTGGCAATGTAAATTATAGTTCTCTTTGTTCTGCTATGTATGCAAAAATGATGGCGGTATCTAAGAAAGCACAAGAAGATAAAGATGCTTATATGGCCGAGAATGATGAATTAAAAAAATTTAAAGCCGATGTTCTTGGGCAACGATTTGCATTTGAAGTTGAATCTACTTTAAATGATGTTTCTGACACCATGCCAAAAGATAAGTTAGATGATGTCAGAAAAGATAGCGAAAATTTCAATTTAGAGAATGTGGATATTTGGAAAAATAAAGTTAAGGCATTGGCTTTTTCATATTCTAAAGAAAAGAAATCAGACGGTATCAATAGAATGGCTTTGTCAAATTCTGGGTGGTTACCAGAAAAAAAAGAAACCAATAAATATGAAAACGGGTGGGTTTAATCTCATCGTGTTTGTTTGTTTTAATTTAAAAAATAAAATTTTCAATGGAGGAAAATAAATGACTAATCATAC